TCTCGCACTTGCGCGGGAAACTGCGTCCGCACAACATCGAAATCGAGACAGTGTGGGGGCGGGGCTATCGCCTCAGCTCAGCAAACGCTCGCCAGCTGGCAAACCTGCCACTGGAGCGTGAAATGGCAAACGCTTAGGAGGCGAACATGACCATTATTAATGAACTGAAAGAGAAGCGCGCCGAGCGCATACATCACTGGGATGGGCGGCAAGCTCAAATCACTGAGCACCAAGAGGCGCTGCGAAATATAGAGGCGGACATTGCCGACCTCGACACCGCCATCGCCGCGCTGGAGCCCGCCCGCCCTTCCATCGACCACACAGAGCCTGAGAGCGGCCTGCGCGCTGCGGAGGATGTCTGGACGCCAGAGGGGCTGGAGCAACTCAGCGCCAAAGCTGATGCGTTCATCGCGCACATCGGCGCTCCGCAAATCGAGCCGGAGCCCAGCCTGTTCGACGATATCAATTTCGATGACGAAGACGACGCCCCCGCAGAGTTCATCAGCGACCTGACAGGCGATCCGGCCATCGAGCCTGAGAGCGGGCTGCACGGTGAGCCTGTCGAACTCGACGAAGTGCTGGAGGCTAACCCCGACACCATCACGTTGAGCGACGACTACAAGGACGACCCCGAGCCGACCGAACTCGACGCCGAGCCCGCCTCCGTCCTCGACAATCCAGAGCTTCTAGCCGCTGTCGAACGCGCAGAGGCAACGCTAGCCGCCCGCGTCTGGACTCAGGAGGACTTGGAGCGCCTCCCACAGATTGAGCCCGAGCCCGCCGCCTACGTGGGCCTGAACGACCCCGAGCTTGACGACGCATGGGACGCCATGAAGGCCCGCGAAGAGGCCGAGAAGCCCAAGCCGCGCTTCTCGATCTGGGGTCCACGCAAGCTCGAGGACGCATAGATGACCCTCCGCATCTTCCTCGCGCTTGGATTGCTCATAGGCGGGATGGTCATAACCGGCCTCTCCTTCGCCTACCTGACCGACGACCCCACGTTTCAGGCGGTGATGTCCCTGATGATGCCGCTCGCCGGCATCGTCGCAGGCGTCTGCGTCATCGCTGGCGGGCTCGTCATCCTCGCCCACGAGACGAGGCTCACCGAATGGCTGAAGGAGCGGATGCAATGAGGCGCGCACTCGTCCTGTCCGCACTATCCGTAACGACTGCGTCCTTGATGCTCCGCGCCCTCCACATCGAGAGCATGGACACCGCAGTATCGATCCAGCTCGCATTCGCGGCGCTGCTGTTTCTGTTCGCGTGGGCCGCGCACGCAATCAAAGCACGAAGGGAAGAGCGATGAACTGGCCTCTGTTCGGAATACTCGCCGTGCTGGTCGTTGGCGTCGTTGGCGGGCTCATCGCTTGGACCCGTTTCGGGGCCGGATCATCGAACGATGGTGGCCAATGACCCCCGACCCCGGATTTCTCATCGTCGGAGTCTTCGCAATCGTCGCGGCGCTCGTCTGTTTGTCATTCGCCGCAGCAGTTTTCAGGAGCTAGCCATGGAAGCCGTCACCGAGAAGCGCCCGCTATCGAACCGACAGCGCCGCATCGCACGGCAGGGCAAGGCAAGGACGCTCCACCGCCCGCCGGCGCAGGAGGTCGTTCGTCACCAGGTGATGGAGACACGCCACCTCATCGAGCCGGAAAACTTGCGATGGTTTGTCCTCCGGGTCGAATCCCAGAAGGAGCAGGCGCTGATCCGGGTCATGGACCTACTAGGCATCCCGGCTGCTATACCGACCGTCCAGAAGCAGCGGACGCGGCGCGGAAAGCTTCACAAGTGGCGTGCGCCGGTGGCGTCAGGGTACGTGCTGATCGGTTTTCCCGGCACAGCTCGCATCATGTGGCACGAGATTACCCGCTTCGCGATCGTCTATGCCCCACTGCGCGACCACCATGACAACCCCGTCCAGGTGCCATGGGAATGCACCTACAGCGACAAGGGCGACATGCGAGACGGAGGGGTCAAAACCCTCCTCGCTGATTTCGAGGCTGTCCGTATCGGCGCCGCCAAATACCTCCGGGCCCGTCCCGCGTTCGACATCAACGACGCCGTCACGGTACAGGATGGCCCCTTCACCGGCCACCATGGCAGGGTGCAGGAGGTCGTAGGCTGCAATGCGACCGTCCTCCTCAACATCCTTGGCAGGCAGACCCCGGCAAGCATGCCGGTGGAGCACATTGTGAGGGCTGCGTAGCGGGGCAACTCAACTGGTTGACGAACAGAGCGAATAAGTGAGATTTTTACGGCGTGAGGAGCGTTCGAGCGCTCACCCACGCCTGACCGCTGAAGCCCGTAAGGAGGCCCCATGGCTAACTCATCCGTAAGCCCGATTGAGCAATTCCGCAATTCTCCCTTTGGAGTGATTAACTTCCGCATTCGTCGTGGAAAGCTGGCGCAGTCACCGCCTCGGAATACCCAAGAAAACCGGCGAGTTTACGATTTGCTGCTTGAGCATCTGGCTGTCCTTTGTCGCGAAAAGCGGTGCTCCATTCGTGATGAGCCGCATAAAGTGGCGCACGAGGTCTTTGGTCAGCCAATGACACCTTCACGAGCTTGGGAGGCGCTGATCCGCAGCTTCGAAACCCAGCATTTGGCATTGGTTGAGAAAGAAGAACCAATTCGCCTGTCGATCGCGTTTGCAAGGGGCCGAATGTACGCCATGGCCTATGACGAACGGGTCGCACTCAGGCGCGTAATGACGGGCGATGCCGCTAAGCACAGATCCCAGCAGTTCGCCGCCGAACGGGTGGCAAATGGCGGGGAGGTCGAGTTCTTTAATTCAAATTCATGGCAAAGGGTGCGGTTTGAAGTGCTCGCGGAATGCGCCGGGTGCTGTCAGCTTTGTGGGCGGTCCTATCGCGACCATGGGGTTATGCTTGAGGTTGACCACATCAAGCCGCGCTCTCGCTTCCCCAGCCTCGTGCTGGACAAGTCAAATCTTCAAGTCCTGTGCTTCGATTGTAATCGCGGAAAGAGCAATCGAGACACAACGGATTGGCGAGCGACACCAGCTAATGATGATCCTCAAGACGAGGTCGCCTAGGGGTTGTGTTTAATTCCGAAGCGGGGCAATAATTCGGCGGGGCTAGACACCTGACAGGCCGTAAGAAGCCCGGGTCGAGTCCGAATTTTCGGACGCTGATCGGCTGACCGAAAAATTCGCGTATCCCAAATCTTGCCCGAAATCCAAATTGCAGGGGGCTGCAATGGACGCATTTGTAAGCGTTATCGCTTTCTTTTTCCTATGCGGCTTGGCCTTTTTTGGCCTGATCCGGTCGCCTGTGGGCATGCAATTCATCGCTCACCTGGCCGTGACACCGCAGGCGATCGAGCGTCTGCGCAGAGCAATCTCGGACGATTGCAGCGATTACGATATGACCCAAATGTCGCCAGCCGAGGCCGAGGATCACATCGCCGAGCGTGCGCGTCACACGATCGGCAGGACGCTCGCGGAAATCAATCCGCGCAATCCGATCGAGGTCACACGGACGTGGCCACCTACCCCAAAGGTTATTGTCACGGGGGACACGGCGGTGATCAGCCCCTCGCTGGGCGTCCTGATCATGGGCCCACACTCCCGGATCGAGCCGCTCAAGGTCCGCGTGAAGCGGGCCACGGTCGTCACCCTCGACAACCGGCCATCGCTCAAATCCGTGATGGCAGAGATCTACGAGCCGCCCGCCAAGGTGGCGGTCAATTCCAGGCCATCCCCGCCATCGGTGACTAAACCCGCGCCAGCGCCCTCCCCAAAGCCTGTGCCAGCGAGCCGGAAGTAAGCCATGGCCATCGACCAACTCAGCTTCAACAACCGTCGCCGGGGTAGGGTCAACAGAGCGGCCTGGTATCTGAGACTATCCCGGGCCCTACGCAAGAAGCGCGTGGCCATAGCCCACACAGGGGCCGTCCAAGCCATGCAGCGCGCGGCGCGCGAGGCTGGCAGGCTTGCCCACCTGGCGCACGTCTATGGCGTCCCGATCGATCCCATGGCCAAGCTGCCGACCGTTCCAGCCCTACCCGACCAGGCTTGGATCGAGCATTTGCGCGGCATGGGCCCGCTGAAGGATCCCGTGCGGCTCGAGCCGGTCCAGGCGGACCAGGTCACCGCCTAACAGTTCCAAAGGGGAGGCGGTCAGTATTGGCTGACGCTCCCGCACCCTATCCGAGGACAGCCCCATGTCAGCACCTCCGTCACAGAGCACGCACCGCCTCCTGTCCGCAGCAGCGAGCGATAACGCCACGCTGATCCAGGCGGGCCCGGGGTATGTCCACGGCATAAGCGGGACCAACGGAGCGGCGATCAGCTACCTGAAAATCTATGACAAGGCCACGGCGCCAGCCAGCACCGACACCCCCCGCCGCACCATACAGCTTCCCGTCAACGCCCCCTTCACGTTCGATAGCTCTATGGGCGTCTTCTTCACGAAGGGCATCGGCTATCGCATCACCGCAGCAGCCGCAGATGCGGATGCGACCTCGGTCTCTGCTGCCGCCGTCACCTGCCTCAACATCGATTATACCTGATCAACCCGGGCCACCGCCCAAACCCAAGGAGTAGACTATGGCCCGAATTTCCGCATTCGTCCGCAAGGACAACAACGACATTTTCACCGCAGCCGGCTCGGCCCGGACGCTCAACGCCGACGACGCTGGCAAGATCGTCCAGCTCGCCACGCTCGCGGGCAGCACCGTCACCCTGCCGGCGGCACTTGGCACCGGCAACGTCTATACCTGCGTCGTGACTGCCCTTGCCACGTCCAACAGCCACATCATCAAGGTTGCAAACTCGACCGATGTGATGCGCGGCGTGCTGTTCAGCGTGGACACCGATAGCGCGGATGCTGTCGGCCCGTTCGCCGCGACGACCGCGAGCGATACCATCACCCTGAACCGCTCGACCACAGGTAGCGTGTCGATTGGCGAAACCATCCGCCTTCGTGACGTTGCGCCAGGCTTCTGGCAGGTGGAAGGCTGGTTCGGCGCGACCGGCGTCCCGGCCACCCCGTTCTCGGCGACCGTCTAATGATTGCCTGGCTGGCGGATGCGGCTTCGCGCTTCATCCGCTGGCTGGGATAGGGTAGGATCAACGCATGTCCGAACCCACTGACGAAGACACCACTCAGATCGATCGCGAGCTGATCGCTAAGGAGCTGGTCCGCACCGCCAAGCTCGCCAAGCGCCTCGGGTATCCCGAAGTGGCCGACGAGATCGAAGGGTTGGCGACAACGTATCGGGGGAAGCCAGTGGAATGAGCAAGCGCATCACCCTCACCCTCACGGATGATGAATACGAGCGCCTGCTAGTCCTCACCGCAGGTAGCGGGATGCGGATATCGACCGTTGCAGTTGAGATGCTTGTAAATTCCGTAGACGCTGCATTCAACCTGCTGGAAATCGTTCAGGGACGCCCCGTAGGCGATAACGAGGCATTAGCTCGCGCTCAGCACCTCATGGTCGTTCCGCCTATTGGCACTGCCTAACAGAACACCGCTCCCCATTCCTTTCTCGCGCAACCGTACCGGGCAATCGGGCGCACAAGGCTGGCCTGCCACGCTCTGGGGAGCGGGCATCGCGTTGAGGGCAAAGGTCAGCAAGCCCGGACCAACACCTTGGAGGCATACAAGTGAAAACGGATTTGCCTCCTCAAGTTATCCCGGCCCAGCCCGGCTTCTGGGTCCACACGGTAAGCATTGCCCCTGAAAACGAGCATCCGGTTGAGCCGGGCGCCCGCTACGCTGTCTTGGCATGGATGATCAAATTTCTACGGCCTCTACAGGCTGGAGAGGATCCGATGCCCTTTGTGCTTCCAATAACCAGCGACGGCATAATGAATGAAGAGTACTTCATCGAGCAGCCTGATGGCTCTTGCATCCACGATGATTTCAATACGGACACCGTAGAAGAAGCATACAAGAACATAGCGGAGGACGTGATCAGAGATAACGACCGAGACAAGGCCAGAGCCGAGGCCGCTTCTGTTTCACAAGCCCGGACCATCCCCACTTAACCCAGCGACAACCGTGCAAGCGGATCGCAGTAGAGGGCGCGAACACGGGAAACCGTAAGCGCGATGACTATGCCTGACGACGCATCGCCTAAGCCGAATAAGGCAAAGAAGCCCACCCCCGATACTACGGGGGAAAAACGTAAACCCACGCCGCCCGTCGAACATCAGTTCAAGCCGGGTAATCCTGGTAGGCCAAAGGGAAGCCGCAACAAGCTTGGCGAAGCTTTCCTTGAAGCGATGCACGATGATTTCTCTGAGCACGGCGCTGACGTGATTGCGACGGTACGCAGGGAGAAGCCTGATCAGTATCTGAAGGTCGTCGCATCTATCCTGCCGCAGCAGCTTAACGTGACGGTGCAGCCCTTCGAGGACATGACAGATGACCAGCTCCGCGCACATGCTGAGCGCCTCATTAAAGAGCTTGGACCGGTCGCGGCTTTTGCATCTGGTCGAGACGGCGAGCGCGCTCCGCAACCGCCAACTGGAAAATCGCTTAACTGATTACTGGCCCTACACGAAACAGTGCGAATTCCATGAGGCTGGTGCGACCAGCCGCGAACGCCTGCTGATGGCCGGAAACCAGTTGGGGAAGACGTACTGTGGCGCCGCCGAGGTGGCTATGCACCTCACCGGGCTCTACCCGGATTGGTGGGGCGGCAGGCGCTGGGATCGACCGACCAGGTGGTGGGCAGGATCGAAGACGGGCGAGGTCACCAGGGATGGCGTGCAACGCTATCTGGTGGGCGAGCCGAAGGACGAGAACCAGTGGGGCCGGGGCATGATACCCAAGGCCACGCTCGCCGACTGGGGCCGGCGGCAGGGCATTGCAGACGCCCTCGACAACGTCACGGTCAGGCATGCGTCAGGCGGCATCTCGACGCTGGGCTTCAAGTCTTACGACCAGGGTCGTCAGAAGTGGCAGGGCGAGACGCTCGATGGGGTATGGTGCGATGAAGAGCCCCCCATGGACATCTACATGGAGGCTCTGACCCGCACGAACGCGACGGGCGGTATGACCATGATCACATTCACGCCGCTGTTAGGCATGTCCACGGTCGTCACGATGTTCCTCGGGGATGCAGTTTGAGCCGCCACGTCACGGTGATGACGATCGATGACGCTGAGCACTATACGCCCGAGCAGCGCCAGGCGATCATCGATAGCTACCCGCCGCACGAGCGCGAGGCCAGGACCAAGGGCATCCCATCGATGGGTTCTGGCCGGGTGTTCCCGGTCACCGAGGAGAGCATCACGGTCGCCCCGTTCCCGATCCCGGCGCACTTCGTGCAGATCAACGGCCTGGACTTCGGTTGGGACCACCCCTTCGCGGCGATCAACTGTGCATGGGACCGGGAAGCGGACGTGTTCTACGTCTGCAAGGAATACGCTCAGAGGGAAGCGACCCCGCTGATCCATGCTGCATCAGTCAAGCCTTGGGGCCCATGGATACCCTGCGCCTGGCCGCACGATGGCCTGCAACACGACAAGGGATCCGGCGAGGCCCTGAAGGAGCAGTATCAGGCTCAAGGCCTGAACATGCTGTCCGAGAAGGCCACGTTCGAAGATGGCGGCAACGGCGTTGAGGCCGGCATCATGGAGATGCTGGACCGGATGCAGACCGGGCGCTGGAAGGTGTTCTCGACCTGTGGCGGATGGTTTGGCGAATTCCGCCTCTATCACCGCCTCGACGGCCTGATCGAGAAGATCAAGGACGATCGGATCTCGGCAAGCCGATACGCCTACATGATGCGCCGGCTCGCGGTGACGAAGCCAAAAGCTGACAAGATCAGCATCCCGACGTTCGGAGCAGTCTAGCCCATGGCAGCAATAGCGATGAAGCCTCGCGTGAAGGGCGCGGGAATGCCCCTGCCTGCGCCAGATCCGAAGGACGAAGACTACGCCGAAGACATGGCCAAGGGCGGCGTCGAGGATGACCCGGACGAGGACGAAGAGGACGAGTGCGAGACGTCCGACGACGATATCCTGTCGATCCTCATGGCCGAGAAGCAGCAGTCGATCGGCTTCGAGAACGGCGTTGAGCTTGAGAAGAAGCGCCGCACCGCGCTGGAATATTCCAAGGGGGAGATGAACGACGTCCCCAGCCTGCCGAACCGATCGAAGGCGACGTCCACGGACATCGCCGAGGCGATCGAGACGGTGATGCCGGATCTCATGGAAATTTTTACCGGCGGCGAGGACGTTGCGACGTTCGCCCCGATCGGCCAGGAGGACGAAGAGGCAGCGCAGCAGGAGACCGATTACGTCCTGCACGTTGCCTTCCAGAAGCTGCGCGGATTCCTGCTGCTGTACACGGCGATCAAGGACGCCTTGCAGGTAGACACCGGCATCATCAAGACCTGGTGGCAGGACAAGGAAGAGGTCAAAGAAGAGAAGCTCCAAGGCATCACGTCCATCCAGCTTGAGATGGCCGAGAAGAGCGGCGCCGAGATTGTCGTGTCCACCCCGGCTGAGCCGAGCATGGAGCCAGATGAGCAGGGCAACATCGTCCCGGTCCCGCTGTTCAACGCCACCATCCGCACGAAATACGACAAGGGCTGCATCGAATCGGTTGCGGTGGACCCCAACAACCTCACGATCGCCTCTGACGCCACGCTGGACGTTGAGAAGATCGTCTACATGGCGCTGCGCTCGTTCCCGCGCGCCCAGATGCTCGTGGACAACGGCTTCGATGAGGACAAGGTCGCCGAGCTCGACGCTCACACGCAGCGCAACACGCTCGACCAGACCGAGCTGGCCCGCGACAATGCCGGCGAGAGCACAGCGGTCGGCCAGGACAGCGGCAATGGCGGGCCGAACGGCGTAGACGGCAAGTCCATGATGCGCGTTGTGGAGGTCCACGAGCACTTCATCCGGGCCGACTTCGACAAGACCGGCAAGTCTCAGTTGTGGTGCGTGGTCACGGACAACGTCTGCAAGACGCTGCTGCACAAGAAGAAGGTCGATCGTATCGGGGTCAGCTTCGGCACGCCCTTCATCGTCGCCCACCGCTTCTACGGCATGGGCCTCGCCGAGAAGTTGATCGAGATCCAGAAGATCAAGACCGCGCTCCTTCGGATGATGCTGGACTCGGGCTACTTCGCCATGAACCAGCGCACCGAAGTGGCGATGGATCAGGCCAACGAGCACACCATCTCGGACCTGATGCGTAACGAGCCGATGAGCCCGGTGCGCTCACGCAATGGCCAGGCGGTCAGGCCGCTTCAGGCCGGCGCCTTGGGCTTCGATGTCGGCATGATGCTGGAATATACGTCCACCATGGCCGAGCAGCGCACGGGCGTCGTGCGGAATGCTCAGGGGCTCAACCCGGACAGCCTGCACGACACCGCACAGGGCCAGAAGGCCCTGATGACCATGGCCCAGAAGCGGGTCAAGATGATCGCCCGGGTGCTGGCCGAGACGCTGGTCAAGGGCTGGTTCTTGGACATCCACGCCCTGAGCCGTAAGCATGCGACCCGGGCAGAAAAGCTCCGTCTCCGTGGTCGTTGGGTGGACATCGACCCGTCAGAGTTCGGCGATCGATCGGACATGACGATCGAGGTGGGCGTCGGATCCGCCGGTAAGGACATGGAGCTCGCCGGCCTGACCAAGATTCTCGAGTTCCAGCAGACGATGATCGCCTCCGGAATCCCGTCGTTTCAGGAGATGGCTTCCCCGAAGAAGGTATGGAACGCCTCAACCAAATTCGCCCGCAAGGTGGGCTTCAAATCGCCGGAACAGTTCTTCGAGGATCCGGACGAGCTTGAGAAGAAGAAGGAAGAGGCCAAGGCTCAGCGCGCCCAGCAGGGTATTCCCGAGCCGGAAGAGCCGCCACCGCCGCACGTGGTCGAAGCCAAGGCCAAGATGGACCTTGAGCAGATGAAGGCGGGCCTCGCCTCGCAGCAGTCTGACAAGATGGCAGCGATGGAGGCTCAGAAGTTCCAGGCCGAGGCGCAGATGCGCGCACAGTCAGAGGAACGGGCGCACCAGCTTGCAGTGATGAAGCTCCAGCAGGACGCTGAAATCGCTCAGGCCAAGATTATGGCCGAGATGACCATCGCTCGCGAGAAGATGGAGAAGGAGCACTCTGTCAGCTCCTACAAGGACCAGATGGACGCCCAGAAGGTCGCTCTGGAGAACGAGTGGACGCGGGTCGAGATGGCTGCGGCAGAGGCAAGCAGGCAGACAGCCGAACGCCAGCACGCTCTCGCTGCTCGCGAGACCGAGATGCGCGAATCCAACGACCAGGCCAAGATTGCAGCGGACACCCGCAAGGCCGAACTCGAAGCGATGAATGCTGAGCGCCAGTTCCAGCTTGAGCAGCAGAAGCTGATGCTTGAGGCCCGCAAGGTAGATCTGCAAGAGCGTGAACTGTCGATGGCGTCTGCGACTGCCGCCGCCGCTCCCAAGCACTCCGAAGAGGGCGAGCAGAAAGCCGATCGCAATCAGGACATGGCGCTTCTGGCGCAAAGCCTGACGCACGTTCTGTCGGGCATGTCCGACATGGCGTCACGGCATGACAAGCTGATCAAGCGAGTGACGGCGCCGCGCATGATCAAACGAGACGATGGCGGTCGCGTCACAGGCGTTGAGACACTCATTGAGGATGACGACTAATGCCCGCAGGTAACTTCGCAGTATTCAACC